CAGTCCCTTCTTATCTGGATATTTGTTTAGCCACCTATCCCACTCATATAGGAAATCTATATAATTAATTTTAACTGGTTCGATTACTCCATCTTCGTCAACATTGATGTTTAAATTTTTATAAAATTCTTCATCAAAATAATCATTGTTGCCTAGAATTTGACATTCTCTTATAATGCTTTTTGTATATTTGTCCTCTAATCTTAAATAGTGCCTGTTTGACATGCTTACCTCCTCTTATTCAGTAACTCCAAACCAGTATTTTATAAGTCTATCTTCACCAATTTCATCAATTACCTTTTGGGCTATTTCTTCGCTTGCAAAGACTGGACCACCTGAATAGTGAAATTGTGCCACACGTATAAACGTCATGTTATCTTCAGTATCACATACAACTATATAATTGCATTCACCATTTTTAAATGGTCTGCTATACTTCCTTATAATAGCCTCAACCCTACGTCTTTCAGCTTCAAACTCTGCTTCTTCACTAGTTAAAAATGCATTCCCTAAACTTCTAATTTTTTCATCATAAAAGCTATCAAAGTAAGTTGTTTCAATTTCTCCATCTTCAGTTATGTAATAATATTCTTCTACTCTATTTACAGTATCTAAATCCCATATACTCTTAGGCTTCTGCTCTGCCTCTGCCTTTTGGACTATCAGCTCTTTTATATCTTCCCAGTTGTCATCTACTAGTTTTCTTATATCATTGTTCATTTTTTAACCTCTCTATTTTCCCTGACTTTCAAGCCACTCTTTTAATTTCTTTAAATGTCTACCGTACAATCTTTTTGTTGCGATTAATTGTGCTTTATAATCATCAGTCGGTGAGATATCTATGTATTTGTCTATGCCACATATTGCTTCTTCCAAATAAAGCACAGTGTAAGTCGCCGCAACAATTTGTGAATTATAATCTAGATCCATATCACTCACCCTCACTTTCCAAAGTCTCAATGGCAAAGTCTAAGTTCTTCCTGGCTTTTTTCAGATCCTCAAGGCCGTTTTTCTTTTCCCACCTAAATATATATTTCATGGCATTCCCGCAAGCCCAGTGTACATAGCCCTTATTGCCTAACACTGATTTAAGGACATCCTTAGACTCTATATCTAATCCATCTAGCTTATAATGTGCTGGACTATTTATCATGTCCAGTTCTTCGTTTTCATCCGCTTTTTGTTTACGCGTTAAATTTTCTAACGTATCAAGCATATTCTCAACAGCCTCGGTTATATTATTTGTCATATTATCCTCCCTTTCTTTTTAATTGTCTTGCAAGTCAATTACGAAGTATTTGAGTTGTAAGTATTCTTCAATAATTTGATTTAAGTGATTTACTGCTTCAAGATGAGTTTTGTATTCTTGAAGCGTATAGTAATCTAGCCCCTTTTTAACAACTAATCTTCCCTTTTCTCTATAATTTTCTGGTCGTTCATCTGCATATATGCAGTCAGGATTAAATATAACCCCATCTCTATATCTAATAACCACATTCATATATCCTACCTCCTGTATTTATCCCCGATTTCAAATTGCTTGTATTCCTCTTTTGTAACAAAAACTGTTGTTTGGCTTCCAAAAACATCTTTTAGCAAAAAAGAGTACTGTTCTTCTGCCCTTTCAGGCACCTTGACTACTTTCAACTTGCCATCAATCCAATCTTCTCTTTTTTCGTACTTTATCTCACATGGCTGGTAGTCTTTCTTAATGACTGTCCCAATATAGGTCCTAGCTTCGTGTTCAACAATCCTATATCCTACAAACATACCTAACCCAAAATTACAAATTAGGGCTAAGGCATGAATTTTATGCCTGTGCTTATAGATCCATTCCATCATTTTTTCTTTCCCCTTCCAAAAACATTTTTATTAAGTTCATCTTGAAAATATCCTCTCAAATCAACACTTTCCTTTGCTTTTTTATACACGTATTCCCGCTCCTTTCGATATTCCTTGTATTTCAGGCAATTGTCATGACAATTTACATGTCGTTGTTCGCATTTATAGCATGGAGCCTTCACATATAATCACCTAACTTTCGTAGTATGTCACCCTAGTACATCCTGCTGCCTTTGCAAGTGGGTATAACCTTTCAAGATTTGCCCAGATTTTCAAAAATGCAGCATATTCTTTTGTAGATTCTATATCCTTAAGTTGCTCTTCACTCAGTGACTCAAAATACTTTTCAGCGTCATCAAACCTTTTTAAATTCTTTAAATATTCTTCAACAACATCCATATATCTCATCTCCCCTAAAATGGCACATCATTGGCCACATCATCAAGCTCTACAAAGCTAACCTGGTCAACTTTGTCATAGCCATAATCTTTTATTTTATCCATATCATCTATCCAGAATCTTTTTCGCATATCATCAAAGTTTAATCTTCGACTAATTCCCTGTTTACCCGTTGTTCTATTCTTAAGAATCCCAATTTTGGTAATATCAGACACATCATTAGTCTTGCTATCAACCTTAATGTTCCTAGTCAGTATCAGCTCATAGTCTGCAAGGTTAACCACTTCACTGGCTCCGGACACATCATGCATGTGATACCTGTCTTTATCTCCCTTTTTCTTGGGGTGAGCAACTAAAATGATGCATATCTTATATTTCCTAGCTAGGGATTTAAGCTTCTTAGCTAGTCTTTTCTGCTTGTCTAACTCTTCAAGGCCCGAATTGTCAATTGTCATCATATTATCTAATACAAATAACTTAACGTCCTTTGTTCTGGCCAAGTACTCTATGCTGGCCGATATGTTATCAACACTTGATATAGATTCTTCTGAATAAATAAACAGTTTATTCTTAATCCACTCTCTTATTAAATGTTCTCCATGAGATGTAACATCATAATATGTGTTGATTTTCCCCTTAAATTCTTGTAGGTCACTTGGGTTAGCAACAGTTCTCATGAACCATTGCAGGATATTGAAGTCTGTTAATTCTCCTGAATACAACATACATCTATGCCCATTCATTATATTTTGAGCCACGATCTGATTAAGCAATGTTGACTTCCCGGAACTTGGCTCCCCGGTTAAGATAGTTAGGCTTCCATAGACAAGCCCCCCTAAAAGTGCATCTAGGTCTTTAAATCCAGTTTCAAGCCCTGAATTTAAATCTGTCCTTTTGATTTCACTTGCATCGACAAATAATTGTTCGACACTCCCGTAATCAAGTTTATTAGCCAAATCTTCTATATGGCTTTTAATTTCTGAGGGAGACTTACTTTCAAGGCTATTTACTAAATCAAAGACATGGTCTTTAACTTTTCTTTTGAATGAATTGTCTTTTATTTCATCCATGTAATACTTAAAGTTGGGTGTTATTCCCATGGATGCCATATCTGTCAAAAGGCTTACCGGGGCCTGCATTCCCATAGCCTTTAATTCAGCAACTAGGCTGACCATTTCTATTGGCTTCTTGGAGTTATGAATTGACAGCATACACTGATATACTATGTCAAATCCCTTGCCAGTAAAATCCCCCGGCTTTATTCCATTCTCTATCGCCTTCACTATTAGTTTTTCATCAGTTATTATTGACCCTAAGAAAGCCATTTCTGCGTTAAGGTTGCATATATCCCCAATCATCCTTGTCACCATCTTTCTTAAACGGAACAACCTTCTTGTCTTTTGGCATTCCTATATATAACTTGTCAAACTGCTTCCTAAGCTTATCAGTCGATAATATATTCTTGTGCCAAAAATTATCTTCTTGACACCATCTAATAACTGCTTCAATATCATCAACCGACCTTTTATCTAGTCGAATCATTTTATCCACATGTCCACACCAGTTATCCAGGTTGGGAACTTTAAACTGTGGGTTGTTCTCTTTTATAAGCTCGTAAAGAAGATTGGAGAGTCTAAACTCATCAGAGTTTGGACTATATATATTATCTTCTTTCTTCTTTCTTCTTGTTAGGGGGCGACCCTCAGTGGAGTTTGTGTTGATTATTAGGCTGTTTTGTGTTTCTCTTGTGTAAATATCTTGGTATGTTTCCCAATTTTCAATGGTTATAAGTGTGTGGGTCTTGTGTGTTTCTTTGGTTAAAAATCCGTAGTGTTCTGCGTGGGTTATGGTTGTTCGCACAGTTTCACGAGTACAATCTTTTCCACACATATTTGCTATACCTTGAAGAGACGAAAACACCTGTCCTGGAAGGGTTTTATACTTTTTGCCCTTGTAAATCCATTCTTTTTCTTCATGGTCTGCCATCAACAATATGGTAATAATAACATCCCTTTGTTTGCCTAATAGGGACTTATAAAATACACTATTTAAAATTTTTCTATGGACTTTTATCCATCCAGCCATGAAATCACCTCCCCTTGACTATCTTTGACTTTTG